GGACACTCTAAAAAGAAATTTGAAAATAAGTAAAAATAAATTTGGCAGTATCAATTTTATTTCGTATATTTGTATAACAAATGGATAAATACCCACTTAAAAGTGGATTTTTTGATATTTATATAAGGTGTAGGAAACACACCAAAATAAAACCATTAAATAAATAAAACAATAAAATTTAAACAATTATGGCACTAGATTTAAGCGCAATCAGAGGTAGACTGAACAAACTACAAAACACTGGTAATTCTAAAAGTAATCTTTGGAAACCAACTCCTGGTAAACATCAAGTAAGAATTGTACCTTACCTATTCAACAAAGAAAATCCTTTCATCGAATTGTATTTTCACTACAACATCAACAACAAAACTTATTTATCTCCTTCTTCGTTTGGAAGACCAGACCCTATTGTAGAGTTTGCTGACAAACTAAAAAGAATGGGTGATAAAGAAGATTGGAAAGCAGCTAAGAAAATGGAACCGAAGTTAAGAACTTTTGTACCTGTATTAGTTAGAGGTGAAGAAGGTGAAGGAATCAAATTTTGGGGATTCGGTAAAACTGTTTATCAAGAAATCTTAGGATATATCGCAGATCCTGATTATGGTGATATTACTGAACCAACAACAGGTAGAGATATTACTATTGAATATACTTCAGCTGAAGATGCAGGGACTTCATATCCTGTAACTACAATTAGAGTAAAACCAACTCAAACTCCTATAACAAACGATGAAGCGCAAGTAAAACAATTGTTAGAAGGACAAACTAATATTACTGATATCTATTCAGAATTAACTTATGATGAATTGAAAGGTATTTTAGAAGGTTGGTTGAATCCATCTGCAGAAGGAGGACAAGAGAGTGTATCACAACAATCACTTTCAACTCCATCAACTCCATCAACTCCAGCAGCACCTGCTCCACAGGCAGCAGCACCTGTTGCAGAAGATAGAAAAAAGTTAGATGATGTAGCAAACGCATTTGACGATTTATTCAATTCATAATACTAAAACTTAATGGCAAAAAAGACAAAAGAAGATGATTTGGCAAGTTTACTTGCTGAATCATTAAATAAACAGGCAAAAGACCAAAAGGTAGCATTCTTTTTGGACGGGGGAGATTCCCCTACTGATGTATCCGATTGGGTATCAAGTGGAGCATCTATGTTAGACGTTGCCATTTCGAATAGACCTTATGGTGGATTTCCTGTTGGTAGAATCGCCGAAATTACTGGATTGGAACAATCTGGAAAATCATTAGTATCAGCTCACCTCCTTGCGGAAACGCAGAAAAAGGGAGGTGTAGCTGTACTGATTGATACTGAGAACGCAGTAAGTAGAGAGTTCTTAGAAGTAATTGGAGTAGATGTATCTAAATTATTATATGTAGCAGCTGAGACAGTAGAACAATGTTTCGAATTTACTGAAACTATTATTGAAAAAGTGAGAGTAGCATCGAAAGATAAACTTGTAACAATCGTAGTAGATTCAGTAGCAGCAGCATCAACTGAAAAGGAGATGGATGCAGATTATGGTAAAGATGGGTACGCAACTGATAAGGCAATTATCATTTCCAAAGCAATGCGTAAAATTACTAATTTAATTGGTAGACAGAAAATCACATTGGTTTTCACAAATCAGTTAAGACAGAAAATGAACGCAATGCCATTCTCTGACCCTTGGACTACATCTGGTGGTAAAGCTATCGCTTTTCACGCTTCGGTACGTTTAAGATTAAAAGGAATGGGAAGTATTAAGGCTAAAGTAAATGGTATTGATAGAATAGTAGGTATTAAGGTGAGAGCACAGGTTGTTAAAAACCGAATGGGACCACCACTTAGACACGCTGACTTTGAAGTAATGTTCGATAGAGGTATCGATAACTATGGAGCATGGTTAAAGGTAATGAAAGATGAAAACATCGTTACACAAGGTGGAGCATGGTATAAGTATGTTGATACTGAAACTGGTGAGGAGTTCAAATTCCAATCCAAAGACTTTCCTGAGTTGTTGGAATCTAATAAAGAGTTGGAAGAGCAAATTTATGGTAAAATATGTGAAGCAACTATTAGAGAGTACAAAACAGCATCAGAGGATGTGGATAACTTAGTTGTAGATGACCAAGTTATCGGAGATTAATAATAAAAAATAAGTTATGAGCAAATTGACACAAATGTTAAGAACATCAGCAGAAGCTGATAAAGCAAAAGCACTTCTTACGTTAGAGTTGTTGGAAAATCATCCAGCCGGAATTGGTGACCACTCTACAAAAGATTTCTATGAAAACGCTGAAGAAGCCCTTCAGATGTTAATAGATTCTGATGATAGATTGGCAGCAATCGAAAAGTACCTATCTCCACAAAATGTGGGATTGGTTAATGGTAATGGTTATACAACAACAACAACATAATGAAGAAACTCTACAAAGATATCCTCAACGAAGTAAGTGAGGAGCACAAAACAAATCACCTTCGAGAAAGGAACAGTAGAGTTCTTATCATTGATGGATTAAACACCTTTATCCGTAGCTGGACTACCAACCCCACAATGAATGAGGATGGTGACCATACGGGTGGGGTGATTGGTTCACTCAAATCCATTGGATATCAGATAAGAGAATTCAATCCAACTCGTTGTATTGTAACCTTTGATGGAAAAGATGGTTCAAAGTCCCGAAAGGATATTCATGAAGGATATAAAGCTGGACGAGAGAAGAATCGATTTAGAGTAAATCGTACCTATGGTGAAATGATGAGTGAGGAAGATGAGAGATTATCAATGAGGCAGCAGTTTGTATGGTTAAATGATATATTAGATTATTTACCTGTATCTACTATGGTTTATGATGGTATCGAAGCTGATGATACTATTGCATATGTTACACAGCATACTCAAAATGAGTTAGATGGTGAAGTTGTAATAGTTTCAACTGATAAAGATTTCTTACAATTAGTTTCTAAACAAGTGTTAGTATTCTCACCTACAAAAAAGAAACTCTATAATAGACAGATGGTATTTGATGAGTTTGGTATATGGCCTGAAAATCTTCTATTATATAGAACATTGGATGGTGATAAATCAGATAACATTCCAGGCATCAGAGGATGTGGTATCAAAACTCTTTTAAAGAGGTTTCCTGAACTTTCTGAAGATAGAACTATAACACATGAGGAGTTCTTTAAAATGTGTGAGGAGAAACAAGGTAAAATCAAATTATATGATGATATCTTAAAAGCTAAAGACCAACTTCTTATGAATAAGAGGTTAATGGAATTGGATGAACCTCATATTCCAACAAATAAGAAATTAAAAATATTAGATAGATTTGCTGAAGAGGATATCAAATTTAATAAATTGAATTTCCTTAAAGTTGGAAACAAATATAAAGTTCTTCAGAATTGGAGAGATATTAATGATTGGTTACAATCAACATTCCACAACATTATTACAAAATAAATTAGGTTTATTCAAATATTTTTCTTATATTTGGAATCAAATAGGTTATAAATGCAGAACATAGATACACTTTCTAAATACGGACAATCATTTCAAACAAAGGTTTTAACATCTTTGATTGCTGATGTTCGTTTATTAGATACATTAAGTGAAATTATACATCCGAAGTTTTTTGAAGCTGAATCCAACAAATGGATAGCTGAGGAGATTATGAACTACCATAGTGAGTTTAAAAAATCACCAACGCTTGATGTTTTTAAGGTTGAGGTTTCTAAATTGGAAGATAGGGGATTTCAAAAAAATGTAGTTGAACAACTTAAATCAGTATTCACTCAAATTGGTGATAGTGATTTAGAATACGTTAAAAAAGAGTTTTCTTCATTTTGTATCAACCAAAATTTAAAACAAGCAATAGTTGAATCAATTGATTTACTGAAAGCTGGAAACTACGATAGAATCAAAGATTTAGTAGATAAAGCTATGAAGGTAGGTGTTGATTCTGATATGGGACATGAGTATGTATTGGATTTCGAAGAAAGAACAACCGAAATAAATAGAAACTCAGTTCCAACTGGTTGGGAATGTATTAATGAAGTAATGGATGGTGGTTTAGGACCAGGTGAATTGGGAGTAGCAGTTGCACCCTCTGGTGTTGGAAAGACGTGGGTATTATGTGCATTAGGAGCAGCAGCTGTAAAAGCTGGGTTAAATGTTGTACATTATTCTTTAGAACTTTCTGAACATTATGTTGGACAACGTTACGATACTGTTTTTACTCAAATTCCATCAGCTGATGTGAAGGAAAAGAAAGAAACTGTATTGGAAAAGATATCGAGATTAAAAGGAAAACTTTTAATTAAGTATTATCCACCAAAGGGTATATCAGCTAAAAAGATTGAAGCTCATATTGAGAAGATGACTGCTGCTGGTAATAAGCCTGATTTAATCATAGTTGATTACGCTGATTTGTTACTATCTCATACTAACAAATCCGATTCTACTTATGGTGAGCAAGGTGGTGTTTACATTGAATTGCGAGGTATAAGTGGTGAATTGGGAATTCCAATTTGGACAGCATCCCAAACGAATCGTTCAGCAATCGATTCTGAAGTTATTGAAGCTGATAAGATAGCAGATTCTTACGCTAAGGTAATGAATGCAGATTTTATTATGAGTATCAGTAGGAAAGCAAAAGATAAATTGAATAATACTGCTAGATTCCATATTATGAAAAACCGATTTGGACCTGATGGGATTACATTCCCATCTAAGATGGATACTAATACTGGATTCATTGAGGTTTATGATGGTAATTCATCTGATGGAATAATCACTCAGAAAGAATCAGCAAATGGGCAAGAAATGGAGAAACAACTACTACACAAAAAATATGTAGAAAACTTTGGTTAGTAGTTGTGAATCTATTAAATTACGATTAAGGTATTTTAACACCTGATTAATTTTGGGTAATCAAAATATCAAAAAGTAATTTATAAAAAAATACTATCAAAACATATTCACTTTTTGAATATATACGATAGTTATATTCACCCAACTCAAATAAGGGTTGGTAACTTTAATAATTAAAATAATAAAATTTATGGCAACATCGCAAGAAGTGTTCGAACAAATACAAGAGTTATTTGTATCGTTTGAAGAAAATCACAATGGAACAACCAAAGCAGCTAAATCAAGAGCTCGTAAACATATTGGTGAAATCAAAAAATTGGTAACGGATTATAGAAAACTTTCAGTAGAAGAATCTAAATAAAACCAATTATGAGCAAATTATTTAAAGAAAGAATTCCTTACAAGCCTTTTGAATATCCTGATTATTACACCGAAGGGTGGTTAAAGCAAGCACAAGCATTTTGGTTACATACTGAGATACCTATGCAAGGAGACGTAAAAGATTGGAATGAACATCTTACAAAAGAGGAAAAAAACTTAGTTGGAAACATTCTTTTGGGATTTGCTCAAACTGAATGTGCAGTTTCTGATTATTGGACTACTATGGTTACCAATTGGTTTCCAAAGCATGAGATAAAGCAGATGGCAATGATGTTTGGTTCCCAAGAAACAATACATGCTACCGCATATTCATATTTAAATGAAACATTAGGGTTGGATGACTTTTCAGCATTTTTGCATGAACCTGCAATTGCTGAAAAGTTTGAACTCTTAACAGCTACATCTAACGATTGGAAACACACCGATTTAGAAGTAAACGCTGAAGCTAGAAAAGAAGTAGGACGTTCTCTTGCTATCTTCTCAGCATTTAGTGAAGGAGTATCGCTATACTCTTCATTTGCCGTACTCTACTCATTCCAAATGAGAAATCTATTGAAAGGTATAGGACAGCAAATGAAATGGAGTATAAGAGATGAATCCTTACATTCAAAAATGGGTTGTCAATTGTTTAGAGAAATGTGTAGTGAATTTACTACACTAAAAGATGATAGTAAAGAATCTATCGAAGAAGCAGCAAGACTTATCGTAGAATTAGAATCAAAATTCATTGATAAAATGTTTGAGATGGGTGAATTAGAAAACCTATCTTCATCAGATTTGAAAGAATTTATCAAAGCTAGAACTAATACAAAATTAGTTGAGTTAGGATATGAGAGTATATTCGAATATGATAAAGATGCAGTTGAACGATTAGATTGGTTCTATCAACTTTCTGGAGGTGTTACACATACCGATTTCTTTGCAGTAAGACCTACTGACTATTCCAAAGCTGGAGAAGGTGAAGATTGGGATGATATGTTTTAACAAAAACCTTTGGTAAATCCAATTAAATTTCGTATATTTGTAATATGAAACCATTTACATATTTAAACGAATTTTTAAAAACTGATATAGCACCCTCATCAACTCATGGTATAGGAACTTTTGCTCTTAGAGATTTAAAAGTTGGTGAGGATGTTTTTATCAGATGGAATGGTGAAACTAAAGTGTACATACTACCTAAAGATGAATTCAATACTTTAAGTGAATCATCAAAGTTTTTGGTTTTAAAATCATATGAGAATAAAGAACAATATCCATATATTTGGTTTAGATTGTTCAGAGATTCTTATTTTAATTTATCAAATCCTTGGGCATATGTTAACACAAAGGAAACTGATGGTAATGTTGATTCCGTAACAAAGAAA